GTACACTGTAGAAGTTCCAGCAGGAACAAGTACACCATCAATTTCTTTAGATAAACCTCTAGTTGAAGCATCATTTAGATATTTCCAATCAGTTTTGTAGAAGTCATAAGAACCTCTTCTAAAACCAGAAAATCCAAAATTTAATGCCATATCTCCATCGTTTTCAAATAAACCATAAGAAGCAGCAGCAGTAGAAGCATAAGATCCGTTCATTGCAGCAACCATATCGTCAAAATCAAGAGCAGTAGCTCTAGATAAAAATAACATGTTTTCTTCAATAGCACCTTGCTTGTCTAAGTTTTTAAGGATTTCATCGAAATCACCTAAAGCACCTGAACCAGGAGCAGCAGCTCCAGCAAAGCCAGAATATACATTACCTCTTGCTTCGATAGCAGCAAATAAACCTTCTGTACCTTTGATACCTTGTTGTGTACCAGCAACGGCGCCAGCACCACCAAAAGCTTCATCCAAATTTGTCATTAATTCACCTTCAACCATAGCCATCTCCATTTGATCTTCAAATCTTAATCTTGTTTCAGATTCAGATTTTAAATACCAAAGATATCCATCTTGACCATCTTCTGTAGATACTTCAACCCAACCGATCTGAGCAGTGTCAGAACCATTGATTTGAAAGTTGTCCTTCATAATGATTGGAGAATTATGATATTGAGTAAAAGAAGGTTCAACAGAACCAGCCATACCAACTGTACCTTTTCCAAATTCAGAACCGTATACGAATAGATTTATATTGTTAGCACCTGTTAAAGCAGCTGGAAAACCAGCAGCATTAGTTTCATAAAGAACACAAGTTAAAACATCATTTGTTAATGCTCCACCAGAATTAGCAAGTGATCTAACAATTGCTTTAGCAGTAACAAGACCTGTAGCAACGTCAGAGATTAAAATTGTTTGACCAACTCTAATAGCTCCATCAGTTACAGTAACACCAGCAGAACTAGCAGCTGTTAAATTTAAAGTAACTGTAATTAAAGCACCACCAGCGCCTGCGGCTGTTGAATCTTTATATGCAATATGTAATCTATTTTGTTCAGACCAAATTACTTGATCAGATGTCATAGGCATTTCAGCGCCTACCATTCTCAAGAAACCACCAATAGTTCGGTTTCCGTATCTTTCTACCTCTTGCTCATAAAGCTCAGGTAAATATTGTTGGGCGAAATTACCCCCAGCAGCACCATCAAAAGACAAATAGTTTGTAGCTAATGTCATTTGTTGTTGAGCTGGTACTAATGAAGCAGGAAAACTTCCGCTTGTTGTAAAAGCCATAATTTTTAGTTTTTAGTTTTTATTTTTTTGATTTTATTTTTAACCTAGAACTATCTACACCACTAACTGCTTTAACTTTTAATCCATCAACAAAAACATCTCCAGAAGCCGTAGCTCTAGGATTTTGTGTTAAGTTTTTAGATTTAGCCATAACATCTTTAACAGCATCGGCTTTGCCTTGCTCATAAAAATGATTAGCTATAGCATCTGCATTTCTAGCTGTATACATAGCTTTGTGATAGCCTTGAAAATCTTCTATTTCCCCTTGTTTATTAACAAACTTGTTCATAAATGTAGAAAGATTTGATTGTTTTTCTTTTACGTCTTCAGCGTTGTTTATATTGTACTTAAATCTTTTTTCTCCTACATTAAATTCGAAACCTTCGAATTCTGTATTGAATAAAGTTGAAGTACCATTTCTAAACTTTTCATGACGTTGTTCAGCTATTTCTTTTTCTTGGTTATGTTTATTGTAAAAATCTAAAGCTTCTTGTTGTTTTTGAGTAACGCCCGGTCTTAACTTAATCTCGTCGTAATATTTACTTTTTAAATCTTCAAGGAAAACTTTAGCTTTAGCAATTTCTTCTTTTTTCGCGAGTTTCTTTTTCTTTACATCTCGCTCTTCATCCACATCTTCGTCATAATAAAAATTGTCTTCCATTACAAATTCAATTTCTTCTTTATCTAAATGTGGTTTGCTTTTTTTATAAAATTCTTTTAACAAAGTGTTATCATCAACATTAGAATAATCAGCGTTTAATCTAGCATAATCATTAATGTCACCACCTGTTTCTTTCATAAAGTTTACTAACTTTTGAATGTTTTCAGGCATTTCTGGTTTTTTAACCTCTTTTACTTCTGCTTTTGGTTTTATAGGTTCTTTAATTTCTTCTATTACAGGTTTTACTTTTTCATCGGATACCGATCCCACTTCTTGCAATTCCACAGGATTTTCTTTCCTTTCTTCTTTCTTCTCTCCATTATTCGATAACACAGGTTTCTCTGTTTCTTGCTTTGGAACGGCATTTTCTTTTTCTTTTAGTTTAACTTTAAAAACTTGATCATTTTCCCTTTTAAAACTAGGTTTTTTAATTTTAATAGACTCCTTGGTCTCTTTCTCTTCTTTGATTTTTTCTTTTTTTTCTGACATAATATAATATAATAGTTAATAATTGTTATTCAGTTTGGAATTGTTCAGCCCCAAACCCGGTTAAGTTCTGACGCGCGGGCGCTTCAAAATCTGTTGGTAATAAATCGTTTTTTCTTTGGTTTATCATTTGACTCTGTTGAGTAGCTTGTAATTTAGTTCGCTTGTCTTTTCGATCTTCAATCATTTCTTCTCTAGCAACGTCTTTTGCTGTGTCTGCTTGAGTAAGTTGCATATCATACCCAAATTTAACTTCCATTTCTTTTTCTTTTAATTGAGCAGCAATTTGCATTCTTTCAATTTCAAGATTATTTTTAGATGTTTCAATTTGTATTTGAGTTTCAGCTAATGCTTGTTGTTTTTGAACTTCATTCATAGCAGCAGCTTGAGCTTGTTCTGCATTTGCTTTTGCTTGAGCTTGTATGTTTGCTTGTTGCGCTTTTTGATCTCTTTTCTGTTTAAGCTTTCTTCGCTGCTTTAACATTTGATTAGCTAATTTTAGATTATTAACTTGTCTAATATCTATTGCATCTTCTAAATCTATAGATTGAGTTTTTAAAGCTATTTGAATGTTTTGTTCTAATATTTGTTTTTCTTCTTCATCTGGTTCTAATTCTAAAAATATACCAAAATTATGAGTGCTTAATTCCGATAATTCTTCTAATGTGCCTACGTTAAACCTAGAAATACTAGCTTCTAAAGTGCTTTTTGTTAAAGGATATTCTAAAGCGTCAGCTATTCTTAAAGATATATTCTCACAAGTTTTAAGAGTTAAATACAAGCTTGATTGTAATATATGTCTAGTAGCAGTATTTGAATTAGCAGCTGCCAATTTCTGTAAGCCAACTAGTGATTTTGGATCAGGATTACTACCATCTCTAGCTTCATTAAGTCCGGTTACATCTCTTATCATTTGTAAATAATATTGATAAGTTTGTATTAAACTTTGAATTTTGGAACCTCCTGATGAGGTTTGTAGTTCTTGTATTGGTACTTTCCCAGGATTCATTCCTCCATCTTGAGTCATTGATCTACCTACAATACTACCAGTTTGAAAATACATGTTTAAAGCTTCTGCTGGATTGTAGTTTGTACCATTGCCTAAGTCAACCTCAGCTAAACCGTCCATATCTAGATATACCCCATCAGGTACTATTCTAGACATAACCTGTTGAAGTTTAAGATGCGTAAGCTGTATCATGTCAGCAAAACCTGTTATACGAGAAACTAATGACTCAATTCTACCATAATACATTCTAGGAGCACATATACTATAGTTCATATTAACTTTAGTAGTATCAGCATTAGGTCTAGTCATATTCTTAGACATTTCCCATCTCAACATCATTGGATGTCCAAGTATTTTAGCTCCACTATATAATACTTCTATTGATCTGGATACTCTTTCAAAGTTGTCATTTTCAGGAGGATTAAAATCATCTGTTTTTTCAATTGATTTTTCTAAACCGTTTTTTCCTTTTTTAATTTTAAAAACTTGATCTATATAAGTTTTGTATTCAAAGTATAAAACTTGAACACAATTTTCATCATTTCTTCCATTCCAGTTTCTTAAATACTCTGCATTGCCTGGATATTTTTGAATTGTTTCTAATTCTTCGTCAGATAAATGAGGAAACTGCATTTTTATACTAGGTAAACTTACAGGTTTTACTTCACCAACATAGTATATATCTTCAAAATTAGGATCTTTTGTATAGGAATAAACTAAACTAGCTGGGTCAACATAATCTACCGTAACGCCTTCTGATAGATTAAAATTAGTTTTAACAGCACCTATACCTAAAACTGTTAAATCATAGTTAACTCTTTTAGATATTAAAGGAAATTTATTCCAGTCTAATACATAATTTATAGCTTCTTCTTCTGCAACTTCTATAGATTGTTTATAATCTAATTGCATATGCACACCTAAGTCTTCAACGTTCTTAGGTTTTTCTTCCATTTTTGGAGATTTAGTAATATCTAAACCTAAAATATTTTTAACTGCTTCTTGATACTTAGCTTGATTGATATCATCTAGTATATTAGTTGCATATTTTG